CACTCTCTTCCTTCCATAATTCCATTAACAAAAGCATCAGGAGCAGAAGGATCAGCGACGATATCAGCAGCAGTTGCTAACTGGAAATCTTCACCAACAATCTTACATCCTTCACTTGTGGTTTGGAGTGAACCAACACCACGGGAAGAAACGCCAAGCATAACACCTTCATCTAAAAGTGAAGATGCGATTTTACCCATGGGGGTTGAAAGGATTTGTGCCTTTCCTCTGAAATTATTACCTTCTTGAACCAGAGAAGTAATCTTGTGAGATACGCGATCAAGGTTGACGGTAGGACCATCAGGATGACCAAGTTCGCCAAGAGCACGACCCTTGTTAACAAAAGTTTCGCAATAGCGATTTACTTCTTTGGTAAGAGTCGAAATAGGATACATTCTCCCATTGCGATTCTTGATCTCACCTTGAAGGAATGTTCCTTCAATATACAGTTTCTTGTTAGCACCTTTTCCTTCAGTGATAACCTGTACGTTTGTTACTTCTTCTGTAATGAGTTTCATCTTAGATGTTAAATGCGACGGGGACTCCGGTTACAGTACCACCAGTTGCAGTCACTGCGGCACCAATATCCTTTTCTACAATTTCACTGCTGTTAGGAAGCAGAGTGAAAGATGCTGCTACTGTATTAGCAATAGCGATAGTTGATTTAGTAGAACTGTTACTATTCACCAAACGCACTACTCTTGCTGCAGTAATAGCAGCATCGGTAACAGCAGATTCAGTTCCTAGTGGTTTGATGATCATTCTTCTGATTCCTCTTCAGTATCGGTTTCTGTTTCAGTTTCAAGTTCTGCAGATGGTTCTTCCTCAGTAGATTCATCATCAACTTCAGTTTGATCCTCTACTTCAGGAATTTCAAGTTCTTGACCGAACATTGCATTTGCAACATATGGTCTAGCGATATCAATACGTTCTGCTGCTTTTGCATACAGAATTTCTTTCATTTTGTCACTAACATCGGATTGAGATCCGCCTGTTGCGATCAAATCGATAACGTCTTCCATTAAAATATCAATATGTAATATAATTTATTTATAACTCAGCCTTTCTAGTATCCTTTTGATACTCTGCATCAACTGCTTGAGCTTCTGCTTCTAAATCTGGTTCCATAGGAATTTGACCCATTCCAGTTGGATCTGCTCCCATTCCTTCCATTCCAGATCCCTCACCAACAGGTTGTGGAAGTGGTTGTCCTGTTACTGGATCAATAGTAGATGGATCTGGAATTATTCCTTTTGCAATTTCATCTTCAATTTGTTCGTCAATTTCTACAATTTCAGAATCAGTCTGTCTCAAAACTCTCTTTCTTACATATTCTGTGGAGTAATATTTTCCAATAAATGGTTCAATTTGTGCGAGAAGAGTAAGTCTTCCCTCAACCATTTCTTTTTCTTTAAGTTCTGCAAATTGATTATCGTAAATGAAATCATATTGAATATGATCTTTCATATATTCCCAATCATCGGGAGTAATGATATTTTTGAGAATCAATTGAGTTCTCAACATATCATTAAACATTTGAGAAAAACGCTTTCTTAAGCGACCAACAAACTTAGAAAACTTAAGTTCATCGCGCAAAATTTCTGAGGAGCGACCAAGATTAAAACCACCATCTGCAGCAATTCTTGATTCTGGAACACCAAGTGCTCTGTAAAGTTTCTTTTGGAAGTATTCGATATCAGAAAGTTCACCAAGATTCTGTCCACCAGGAAGAGTTGTAATCTCAGTACCTCTTCCGCCTTCACGACGAGGTAACCAGAAATCTTCCATCATAGACATAAATTTACGATCGTCACGGATTTCTCCGGTTTGAGCGTTATATGCTAACTTGTTTCTATAGCGAGACATAACCTCTTTGAGATATTGCTCTGCTTTTACTTTTGGAAGATTGCCAACATCAATATAGAAAATACGACGTTCTGGTGCTCTTGATAATCTGTAAATAACCAAAGAATCCTCAATCATCCTAAGTTGATTAAGTGCTTTGATTGCTTTATGAAGATATGAAAGAACTGTATTTTTATTTCTATCTACTAGACCAGAAGTACAATAAGTAACTGAATCTTTAGCAATTTTTACAGATTTTGCTGATCCACGACTCATTGCAAGACCACCAGTCGTACTTGGTGAAGGAGTATATTGAAAATACTCATCAAACTCTGGACCTTTATTCAGATTATCATCCTGCTTATTAATTCTTATTACTCCATTATCAAATTTGCCGTTAGGATTTTTCTTTTCCTTACGGATATATTTCATTTTTAATGGATCAATATATCTCAATTCTTTGATGCCCTCTTGCGGAGCTTTCATATCAATGACTTTTAGATAGTAAAGTCTTCCATCAACATACCAATTTCTGAAAATTTCATGAGATTTTCTATCAAAATCTAAAATTTCTTTAATATACTTAAACTCTTCTCTAATCTTTTTCTTAAGAGGATCACTTACTCCAACGTTTGAAAGTTCAATCTCAACGGGAGAATCGTATAAGTCACTAACGATTGCTTCGTTGACAACATCTTCTATAGCACCATCCGCTTCGGGATGGAGAGACATTTCCCTATATCTTTTTATTAAATCATGCTCTGTCTTAAAGACACCTTCAATATCAACATATTGACCATAAAAACCACTGCTGACATAATTATCAACCCCGTCCTCATTTGTTTGAGGAACGGGGGAGACAATTGAAGGTGACTTATCTTGATTTCTGTCAATCGAAAAACCAAAAAGTTTGGCCATAATAAGTGTTTAGCGTCTATTCCTTCTTCTATTTAGGTGATATCTTCACCGCCAGCAAATTCACTATCACCCTTGAAAGCTTCCCAGTAGAGAACTTGTAATTCAACGGTAAACTCTTCAATACCAGTTCCCTGGTCGTAAGAGAGTTCGATAGGTGATACTTGAGTCGGGAATACAGAGTAGAACTTGTATTTTCTTAGAACATCACCATCACGATCTAACTGATAAACAAAAGCATTCTCCTGATAATCTGCTGGATTTACCAGACCAGTATTATCAGATACTCTGTTAATTGCATTCATCCAATTCTCAAAAGCAGAACGGATGGCAAAGTCAGTGTCATTCAGAACTGTGATAGTCCAAGAATCGAAGGTTCTATCGCCTGCGATTTTCAGAACACGACCTCTGAAAGGAACTTCGATCTGTGCGATGTTCGATGCTGGCATGTTAGCACCCTTGACTAGGAATCTAGCCTTATCAAGAGTTGTGGTAGCGTCAGCTGGTTGTGCTAACTCTGGAAATGATAGGACAACTTCAAAGAGATTAGCGCGTGCGCCTCCACCAGTTAACTGACCTTTAAAGTCAGTTATTGTCCTAAATGCTGGTTTATTGGATTGATTTCTATCTGGCATTTTAGTTAACCTCTAGTAAATTAAACGGAGCCAATAACTTCTTCAAAATCAACACCAGTTCTGGTGGCGATAAAGGTCAGACCGATGAAGTTAATCGATCTTGCTGGTTTGATGTAGATATCCGCTACAAATTCATTGCTATCAATGACAGCAGCTGTATTATTTGTATCGTCACAAATTACCACATAATCGAAGATTCCACGCTTCGACTGAACGTCACGTAAGAATGGTTCAACAATGTTTACAAAATTGGTTCTTGTAATCTCGTCGTTGAACTCAAACAGGATGTCTTTGGCAGCAGCGGAAATAGCATCTTCCAGATAGATGAACAGACGACGAACGTTGATTCTATCGAATGCAGAAGATTTACCAAATCCGGTTTTATCACCAAAGAGGATGATTCCTGCTCCTGGGGAGAAGATAACTGGATTGATTCTTGCTGAATAGAGAGCATCTCTTTGCTTTCTACCGGGATTATATGCCAGTTTTACTGCATTAAGAATAGATCCTCTTGCAGTTCCAGCAGGTGAGAACCATGGGAACTGTTGAATATCTGTTCTAGCGCAGGTTCCTGCAATGTCACCATTTAAAGGTACATAGCGGAATGTATCATTAAATCTGTCATACATGTACTTGTAACCACTATCAAATACTGCATATGTTGTAGATGAAAGTGGTGCGTAGAATCCAAGTACATTATTGGTAATCTGATCAATGTCATTGACAGTTACACTACCAACTTGATTGTCGGCGATAAAAGCACCTCTATATGGTGAGATGAATGCAACTGCATCCTTTCTTGCTTCAGCAACTGCAATACACTTCTGTGCAATTCCTTGTGATTTGTCTTGACTATACTTTGCAGATCCCATCAAGATGAAGTCTACTTCATACTCTTCAGTATTCTCGAATTTAGTAAGTCCAGAGATTATATCATCTGAACTTGAATCCAATGAACCCTGACTAGTAAGATCAGTTGCACCACCGTAGTTTCTACCACCTGCTAATGAAAGGGATAGTGAACCACTTCCACCAAAGTTTACTCCATCTGCATTTTGATCCCAATCAGTATCAAGATCTCTTTCAAAATTAGCAGCACCATCATCACTAAATGCTACAGATATTGTTCCTGCTGGTTGAGATCCACCAAAAATATATCTGGAGTTAGAGTAAAGATACTTTCTCCAATACGAAGGTGAACCTACAGAGTACTCGGCATCCTTTGCTTTAGATAACGCAAGGTGTTTTTCAAGAATAGAACCAGCATTTCCAGTTATTTGACCCTTATCGTCAATAACCACAACGTGAACTTCATCAAATCTAGAGTTTCTCCTTGCAGCAAACTCAGAAGTTCCAGGACGATTTGCCAAACCATTCCAGTTGAGAGTTACTGGTTTGCCCTCAAAATCAGTTGAACTGAGTGTAATTTTTTGATTATCAAACCAATCAGTTTCTGCATTATAACTGAGAGATGTGATTGGAGTTGCAGCATTACCTGCAGATTCAGTATGAAGTCCAATACTTCCTGTATTTGTTAGAGCATATACACTATTTTGCTTATAGTCAGCATTTGATACTGTACCATCTGCGGCATAGTGCTTAAGAAGTTTGGTTGAGATTTGACCCTCACCAATTTCAGTAATAACTCCGGAGAAATATCCATCTAAGGCAGTAGTTCCTCCACCAACAGCAGGAACAACAGCACCTGCTCTAACTGCTTGAGTGAAACCATAACCAACCTGAACCTGAGTGGTTACGATACCTGCTAATACTTGGTCTGCTTTAGAGTCAATAATTGCAACTCTAAGTCCATTAGCCCAAGTTCCTGGGTTTCTTGCAGCAACAGTTACGTTGGTGATTGTATTCTCATCGTAACCGAGTTGCTCGTAGTGTTCGGTACTCTTAATTCTAATACTAGTAGCAGCACCAACATAGGCGTTCTTAAGTCCTTCGCCAGTCAGTACGTTAAAGTCATCTGCTCTGGAAACTCTCAGAACACCACCGTATGCGAGATAAGATGATGCAACCATCCAACTCTCATAATGCTTATCTGTTGAATATGGTCTGCCGAAAGTGTTTAAGAGGTCATCCTCATTTTCAATAAATTGTGGAAGGTCAACAGGTCCCTTTGCGAAAGGAGCAACAAGCGCCCCAATCGAACCAGAGACTGGATCGACTCTTCCAATAGTTAAATCAACTTCTCTTACTACAATTCCAGGAGATGCTAAATTTAGAGGCATCTTTTGTTCTCCTTGGTCCAAATTACCTGAAATTATTTATTAAAAAGGTGCTTTTCAATGGGGAATCCAGCCGTGAAATCTACCAATCAGGATATTCCCAAGTATCATTTCCCTTTCTTACACGTTTTTTAGTACACTCTTTACATTCATAAGAATATGATGATGCTACAGGACCTCTATCCTTTCTTGTTCTGTAAAAACCATCTATTAAATTTTTTGTTTTACTACAGGTTCTACACTTCCTATCATATAGAAGTAAATGACCCAACTTTAACTGGTCATCTAAGTCCATCAATAATATTCCCACATATATGCACGATCACCATATTCATCAGTATGCCAGCGATCACCATCTTTATCTGTAAATGATCCTGTTATATCATCAATACCGTCATCTAAAAATCCAAAAGGTGCCATATCCTGATCGATTTGATTCTTCTGCTCTTCATAGATTCTTTTGCGAATATCATTATCAGTCATTTCTTTAAAGTAGTCTTGTGCTACCAACCAAGCAAAAATAACAAGACACATTGCAAGGTCATCATTGCAACCTTCTTCTGCTTCAAATGAATTATGTCTCTGAGCGAACGTTGTAAGTTCTGAAATAATTTCGTAGTCAAGTGTGAGAAGTTTGAAATCTTCAATTAGAGTTTTTAAATTGGAACAACCAAGCTTCTTAACTTGTGCTGTTGTTCTAACTCCCATTTGAGATTTTTTACCTGAAAAACCATGTCCTACAACTTGTCCTGCACGACCCCTCATTGCTGCCATCAGCATATTTTCATACTCTAAATCATAATGAAGAATATTTGCAACCTGCTCTCCAATATCATTGACTTCTACTAACACCCAAGCATCATTATAATTTTTTGCTGTCTGCTGAATAATATTTGGGAACAACATCGGTTTAATTTCGTTATTCCTATACTTTGCCACTATCTTATAGGGAAACTCTGTAATATCGACAACGATAAATGCAGAATAATCGTTGCCCAACCCACGAGCAACATCAACAGTAATAAGGTAGTTGTGTTCTTCTTGCCTTTTTTCGTAGACATCTAATCCAGCACTCCTTTGAATAGGATCTTCATAGATTAAATTTTTAAGAATTGATGGATTTATAAGGGTATTGACAGAACCAAGAAACTCACACTCGAACTCGACCTTGAATTGCTGTT